GAGCATCAAAAATACATCCATCCTCATGTGAGATATGCAGTGCCACTTTCAGCACCAGACTATATGTTTGATCTAAGTGATCTCTCATACGTGTTACCAAACAGATTCAAGGACAAAACATGAGCAAAAAGCCAAAAATCCCCTTTGGTCTTTGGCCCGGAAGCTGGGGCTTGCGAGGGCGTACTAGACAGATCGCAGAGGCAGAATACACTCTCAGCGGCCTGGACCTGGACTTAAGACTGGTTGAAATAAATGAGAGCGATCCGCTCACTCAGGAAATCCAAAAGCTGCAAGCCAGAAAAAAGCACAAAGATATTTCTGATTATGACTTCGACAAAGAAATGGTGAACTTAACAACACAAGAAGGTACTACAGAAAAAGCTGTAGCACTTTTGGATGTGGAGCTCAAGCATCACAAGCTGGATAAAACTGAGCATGAAAAACAAGTTGCTGAAGCCCGGAAAGAGCCTTGGGTGGCCATGCCCAACATAAGCTGGGATCCCTCTGATCCCAGCAAAAGCTTTTTTGAATTGGATTACAACAGCTATTTTGTGGAATTTCTCCGTGAAAATGGTTATGAAGGTGCCAGTGAACAGGAAATTGTTGAAAAATGGTTGACAGATGTATGCAGAAGTGTAGCAAGTGATCTTGGTGAACAAGACAACACATTTATTGCCACTGCTGTGCCTACAAATAGGCGAGCACGTCGGCCCAACAAGCAGAAAACTGAATACAGTTGACACAATCTCAAGGAAGGCTAGAGTTGTGCAAAATATTGGAGAACTGCCTGTGAGCACTTATGTAATTGTGGATCTACAAAATCTAGCCATGCGTGTTCGTTATGGTGTAAGAGCTCCTGACTTCAATGCGCAAGTGGGCTTGGCAATGCACACTATCTTCACCAGTATCAAAAAGGTGTGGAACGACCAAAAAGGCTCACATTTGGTAGTGTGCTTGGAAAGCCGCAGTTGGCGCAGGGATTTTTACCCACCCTACAAAGCGCACCGCAGAGTAGCAGCTGGTCAGCGCACTGTGGATGAAATGGAAGAAGACAAAACTTTTTTTGAAGCTCTTGATGATTTCATCCAGTTTGCCCAAGATCGCACAAATGCAACTGTTTTGAAAGCTTCCCATGCTGAAGCAGATGACTTGATTGCACGCTGGATTCAATTGCATCCAACCAGTAACCATGTGATTGTCAGCACTGACAGTGACTTTCAACAACTGTTGGCCCCAAATGTGAAAATCTATGACGGCATCAGTGCATTGCTCTATACCATAGATGGCATTTACGATAAAGAGGGCAATCTTGCCTTCAACAAAAAGGGTGAAGAGTTGCCAAAGCCTGACCCCACTTGGCTGCTGTTTGAAAAGTGTATCCGGGGCGATGCCAGTGACAATGTCATGAGTGCATTTCCAGGCGTTCGCAAAAAAAGGATGCAAGAAGCATTTGAAAATCGTGAGTCACAAGGATACTCTTGGAACAACCTCATGCTCAGCACATGGACTGATCACAATGGTGATGAAATTCGAGTTCGTGATGCGTATGAACGAAATCGAATCCTTGTGGATCTTACTGCTCAGCCGCCTGAGCTGATCCAAACCTGGGACACAGCTATTCAATCTGCTGTGAATCAGCCCAAAAAATCCCAAGTGGGCATTGCATTGCTGAAATTTGCAGCACAATGGGGCTTGGTTCGTATTGAAAAAACTGCGGCAGATTACAGCATCTGCTTTAGCAGTGAATACTCTGGCCCACTGAAACAGTAAATACTCACATGGAGTTGGATTTTCAAAACATTTGGAACATCCTAGCTACCTGTCAACCTCCTGAAATCACACACTTTCAACAAAAAAGTCATCCTGGTAGGGGATGGTGGTTGAAAACTTGTGTGCCTCTGGTTGGCGAACCAGATGTTTACAAGATTTGGTGTAGGATTGTTAAAAATCATACAAATTTGGTTTGTATTACAAGTGAAAGCTTTGATTGGAATAAAAATCCCATCAAGAATGCTGCAAGCATTTGGTGCCGAGATGGTATTGATATTCGGTTAAAAGTTCTTGATGGCGTTTTTGACTACAACATCCAACCATTTGAAAACTCATTTAATCAGCAAGGAAACATCTTAAGAAAACAATTGCTTAGATTCCATGAATCTCATCCAGGCATCCTAGCCACTGATGAGTTGACAAATCTGCTTCATGTTGCACACTTGATGTGCAACTGGCAAACAGACACACAAGCAAAGGCCCGCAGGGCAAGGTTCAAAGTAGTTGACAATGAAAAAGATCTCAGCCAAACCCATAAGTGCTCAGAGCTGGATGCTGACAGAGTGGGGAAATAGAGTTGGTGTTCTCAGCAGCAACAAAGGTTCTTTTACCTTACTGAGCAGCCAAAAAACCCAACACTTCTCAAGTGTTGATCTTTTGGAACAAACATTGGGTTGGAAAATCTCGTTTGAGCAGGTGGAAGCCCGGGAAGAAACTTTAGACAAAATTGGTGTTTGGCCTGTCAAACACAACAATCCTCAAAACATCCAAGAGCAGCCTTTTGTGACCTACTCCAAAACAGCACACAGCAAAAGCAGATTTGCAGCAGGGTATTGGGGCATTCATTACAGCCACGGATGGAGTCCCAGTTTTTGTCCCCGACTGGAAACTATCCAAAATGCCCCAACTGTGGGCCCATTCTCCAGCAAGCTGGAACTCAATACAGTGCTGAACAAGAAACAAAAAGAAGATGGGAAACAGCTATGAGCAACAGTTTTGCCAGTGACCCCATCAATCAGTTTGTGAAGTTAGTGAACACTGCGAGAGATTACAACAGCAAGGAAATACGGATGAGCCGTGAAGATGCTGAAGCTTTGGCTCTCAGCTTAACAGGGCTGTTGGCTAGAGACCTCACGCTAGCCCAAAAAGTCATGGATCTACAAGACAAACTGGTGAGTCAACTCCAAGCTGTGCCCAAGAATCTAGACTTGAATGGTGGTGGTTTCCGATGAATGTCAAGCCTGTAACATGCAACTTGTTCAAGAGCTTGGTAGGTATGCTTCCCCCGCTTTCCTTCTCTGAAGGTCCTTGGATAGCTGGTGGAGCAGCACGCAAGCTTTGGGAACACAAAACTTGGATCACAGGAGACGTGGATGTGTTTTTCCAAGATTGGGCACAGTTTCGGCAGTGGCAAGCAGATTTTTGTAAGGCGCTGACTGTGCAGGTTGAAAATCACTACTCAAAAGTTTCGAGAGCTGAAAAGCTCAATGAAATCGTTGAGATTTGGTGTGAGAAGCCATTGAACCATAGGAAACCTCAAGACAAATTCTACGTGAAACACGAGAGTGAAAATGCCATCACTTACAGCATGCCTGGTGTTCCTCCCTTGACTGGAGTTACACTGCAAATGATCAAGTGCAGATTTGCCAACAGCGTGCAAGGGGTTTGGGACACCTTTGATTTTCACAACTGTGAATTTGCCACCGATGGACACACTATTTTGGCCTCAGATGGGGCAGCCGAAAGCAGCCTGACCAAAACTCTGGTGTTAAAGGATCCCTCCAACACACGCAATTTGGCCTTGAGAACATTGAAATATCATCTCTATGGCTTTGAAAGCAGCAAGGAAACACTGCTCGCTGCCGTGCAACAAATCAATGATGGGAGCCTGGTATGGGACAACCAGTATTGAAATTCTACGCAGCTGACTTGGAAAGCCTACGCATAGCCAGCAATTTGGGTGAAAGCGTGTTAGTGGAAAGCTTGCCCACACCATCAGGCCCAGTTCCGGTAGTGGCTGCTGGCACACTGTTGTTTACCCGAAACAGTTTCATCACATTTTGGATGTGGCTGTGTATGGGAGGCAAGTGGTATCAAAACAACATAGTAAATTCCGAACACAGTCTTGTGTCTGAGATGAAAACTTTGAACCCTGAGATTTACCACTATTGTAAACAGCAACAAACTGACTTTGTTGAAGAGCGCTTCATCAGTTTTCTCTTCAGCATCCTAAATCGCAATCTTGCCAAAATGTCACCTGAAACAAGATTTGATGTGTTCAAACGTGTTCTTGGTGAGATGGACTAGATCAAAAAGGGACTGCTTATAAATATTGCACACTTAATTCAAGGCAACTGTTATGAGTCGTCCCAAGCCCAAAGTTTTGTTGAGCTACACTGATCCCAAGACATTTCAGAGCGAACAGATTATTGCAGCCAAGGCAATCTATGCTGTATTTTATGATGGCACGCCCATCAATCTCAAAAGCATACACACATTGCACGACGATTCCAACCCCAAATATCGTAGAGTTACGTTTCCAGAAAGTCCTGGACATGCATTTAACCTTGCTGATAAGCTTAACAAAATGTTTAAAACAACAAAGTTTGAAGTTTTTGAGTTTTCTCAAGGTGTTAAGATATCTAGACCACCCAAGGTGTAAGTGACTGAGCTGCATCAAAAAATTTGGGATGATTTCCTCCAAAAAACAATGAGCACAACTGACCTTGAGCCAGGCAGTGGCTTGGTAGAAGGTGGTTTTGAAGGCTTCTGCAAGATAGTGTTTGTGAATTGGACCACAGCACAGCCCAGTTTCCGATTGACATCCACAGGCTTTTTGATCTTAAGCAAGATGTATCAATACTGGGAATTTGATATCAGCAAGCAGCCTTTTAACACATTCAATATTCCCAAAGTGCATATTCACTTGTATAGGAATGTACGAAGTCCTTACCACTATACTCAAAAAAAGTTTTTTGTATTTCACTCTGAACGGGCAATGGAATTGGAAATGGCAGGTGGCAATATAATTTCATGGACTGAAATGTTTGGATAATCTTTTCGTGTTGACGTAAAAAATACCTGTCATATATTCAACTGGTAATCCACAACAAAGGACGCACTGAAATGGCTAAGGCAGCTCAAGAGAAAATTCAAACCATTACCACAGTCAACCCCAGCAAGCTGAAGGTGATGATCAATCACGTCATCAACAGGAAGCGCCCTCTCTTCATCGCAGGTCCGCCAGGCATTGGCAAATCTGACATTGTTGCTGAGGTGGCTCGCAGCCAGAAGCGTCCACTGATTGACATTCGACTCCCACTGCTTGAGGCCACTGACATTCGTGGTATTCCCCACCTTGCAGAGGTGACCATCCGGGATGCCGAGGGCAATGTGGTGAAGAACGAGCACAATGTTCCGCTTACTGAGAAGATTTTCAAGTGGAGCAACCCCACTGATCTGCCCACTGATCCCAACAGCCGCGCACTGGTGTTTTTTGATGAGATGAGCGCAGCACCGCCCTCGGTGCAGGCTGCAACGTATCAGATCATCCTGAACCGACGCATTGGCAGCTACCAGCTGCCCGATAACGTGGTGATGATTGCTGCGGGCAACCGTGTGAAGGACAAGGGTGTTGCCTACAACATGCCAACTCCGCTAGCCAACCGCTTCATTCACGCAACGCTGGCTGTGGACTTTGATGATTGGCAGGAATGGGCCATCATGAATCGCATCCACGAGCATGTGGTGGGCTACCTCAGCTATCAGCCCAATGATTTGTTTGACTTTGATCCGCGTCGTGAAAGCTATGCGTTTGCTACTCCGCGCTCTTGGAGCTTTGTGTCAGAACTGCTGTATGAGCCTCAGGAGGACGGCAGCTATCGTGAGACGGATCTGCCAGCTGATGTGCTGGGTGATCTCATCAAGGGCACAGTGGGTGAGGGTCCGGCACTGAAGTTCCTCAGCTATCGCAAGCAGGCTGCAAACCTGCCTCGTGCACGCGATATCCTGGATGGCACTGTTACCAAACTGAACGTGAAGCAGATGGACATCTGCTATGCGCTCACAACTGCTCTGGTGTATGAGCTCACAGACGATGTGAAGAAGGCTGAGGCTGCCCGTCAAAACGGCGACAAGAACTCTCACGACAACATGTATAAGTCAGCTGACCGGTTCTTCCAGTTCATGATGGACAACTTTGAACCGGAGATGGTTGTAATGGGGGCAAGGGCTTTTATGGCAACCACACGCGAACATCCCATCAAGCCAAATATGCTGTCGAGCTGGAAGGTGTTTGTGAAAAATTTCAGCGCGCTCATACCTTCAATGAACGCCTGATCCGATTTGAACTACCAAGGGCCGGGGCGCAGTGTTGTGGAGCACTGCGCCTTGGTTCTTTTTAGTCCAAGTTTTCTCGCCGACGGCGTTTAGCATCTTTCAATTTTTGGCGATGCTCATCAGATAATTTACGTCCACGACTTGCAGCACTGATCTTGGCACGAGTTTCTTCTGATACGGGTCGGCCTAAATTGGCAGCTCTTATTTTGGCACGTGCCTCTTCAGAAGCAATGTAGCCTTTTTTGTTTTGACTGATTTTAGCACATGTTTCGGGACTACGTTTGGTCCCTAACCTAGCCTGCCTAATTTTTTCTTTGTGCTCTTCTGTCATAGGTTTCGATCTAGGCAATTTGCGTCCTTTGTTAGCTGCACTTATTTTTTGTTTAGTTTCTTCTGAATGATGAGTGCCGGTCCTAAGTATTTTTGCCTTGTGTTCTTCCGAAAGTTTGCCACCCTTTAATCGTTCACTTACCTTTTGCCCAAATTCTGGTAGCATCTTCTTTCCTGTGTTGCTGGCAGCGATTTTTGCTATATGCTCTGGTGAATGTTTTCGACCTTTGTGTGCTGCACTAATTTTTTTGCGAGTCTCCTCTTTCACAGGAGGGCGCTTGCTACCTATGTGTTTCTGTCTAATTTTTTCAATTGTTTCGGGTGACCGACGATCAGTGCCTCGACGCCTTCTGGTTTCCACTGCCTTACGAGCCGATTCTGGTGTAGAGCAAAATCCTCTTACCGCATAACTCTCATTTACAAACAGTGGACTCTTAACCACATCGAACGCTAATTGCCATTTGCGCTCCAATTTCAAGATCTCAACTGGTGAATCGGCTAACTGGTCAGGGATAATCATAGTAGAAAACAAATTTGGGTTTTCTTTGAGTTCGCGTTTCCAAGCCTCGCCCCATTTGGCTGAACTTACTGAACCTCTATATCCATGTGTGATTTTTTTAACGGATGTGCTACCAATATAGAATGGTGGTAGACTTTTTCCGCGATAAATAGTAAGATAGACACAATACATGCTGTAACTCCTTGTCAGTTATAGAGAGGGTGGATCTGCCAGGATCGCGACTCTCAAATATATTTATGCGTTGACATACCTGTTTTCTGCAATTTAGTTGGAGCTTAAGTTTCACAAGAGGTGTCTCCGGCTTATCCCAATGAGGATGCAGCTATGACCAAAATCCCAAAGGCTTGATTGAAGCTGCTTTTTCGGTTGTTCACAACGTTTATAATCACCGCCTAACTTTACAGATGAGAAAACGGAGGGCTAACTACCCTCCGTTTTTCTTGTTTTGTAATGATCTAAGTTATCCGTTCAAGATTGTCTTGATACGTGCAATCAAATCTTCGTTGCGCCAGGTATCTCGGACAGCATCATAGGACTCGTTTTCCCAAACGGTAATCCCCCGACGGCTGCTGCCTCGAGTTTGTGTACTGCCATCAGGACGTGTGTCAGTTACAAATGGACCCAGTTCAATTTCTGCCCGGACCATTCTATTCACAATGCTTTCGTAAATCTCAGCAATCACGAACTCATTGGTCACTACTCTTTCACTCAAAACTATTTCGGTAGTTATGGTTTGTGGATCAATAATTGATCCAACAGTTGCACTCATGTTTTTCCTCCTTGGATATAACGTATTTATACAGTTTTATCAAACGCAATTGCAATTATGAACGCATGCTCAGAACCAGCTTTATCATGTCATTGAAACGTCTCTCAGTAAGCAAGCTGTGTAACTGATATTTATCAATAATAAGGTTGGGTTGGCCTGAATTCATACATAAGTCATATAGATCTTGCCCCCATTTTTCAATAAATGTCTGCATATACAAGCGGTTACGCATTTGAGTTTCAGCTGAGGTTTCTACCCCGTTCCAACTGCTGCGCCCATTGAAATGCAACAAATAGCTGCTGCAATATTGGATTTGAAAGCCTTTTTCCAATAGGCGTAATCGATAGTCCACATCTTCACCACCCATGTTGAACGCTTCATCAAAACCACCAACTTCTTGGTAAATTATGCGCGGAATACGGCATACATACGTGGGCATAAGTTGGGATTCAAAAGGAGCTTTTACCCGTGCAGCATGCGTGTGTGCAGCAACATTCAAATGCGTAAATCTACCACCAAACTGGCAAAGACTCAAGGTGGGTTCAAAACCATAAAAATGAGTTTGATTACAACTGGGAATACTAGCTGTGTTGTCATCAATCACAATGCGCTCAGCCCATTTTGGTGTAAAAACCACATCATTGCTGAGAAAAACCAAATCAGCACCTTGTTCGTCAGCCCACGCTATCAATTGATTCATGTTTTGACTAAAATTCAACGGAGTGGGGTTAACATAAACCAAATTGGGATCAAGACAATCCAAATGCCAGTTTTTCAGCCATTCTCCATCATTGTCAATCAATACAAATCTATCATGAGCAGAAAGTTTGGTGTGTTTGAAAAAAGTAGTTAGGGCCACATGTGTGTATTCGCTGCTGCTGCCTACAGTGACCATGCCATATAAGGTGCCTGCCATTTACAATTGCTTTCCTGTCCACGGCTTGAATTTATGAGTTTGCATCTCTCTGTGTGGTCCCATACTGGCCATGTCAATCCAGAGAAGATCCTGTGCTTTCAGGTAGTTGCTGGACCAAAAATCATAAGCCAGATACCGATCCCACAGCATAGGAGGCAACACTATGGAGGATTTTGAAGCATTTACAACTTTCTTAACTGTATGCAGACCTTCAATTTTAGCTTGGCTGTCAAACTCGTGGTAGCTGTCGGCCACATTTTGAAAGTCATGGTCAAACCATGGCTCATCTAAGAAATCATATACTTTTTTCATGGTCTCTAGTGGATAGCTTACCAGCGCATCATATTCTACAAAACAAAGATTTCTGCGTTCTTGACACCAGGCAGCTTGTTGCAAGTTCAACAAAGGTCCCAGCACATAGCCACTAAAATTTGGCAGCTCACCCATCAGCATTTGGCATCTCTCATGTACGGTGGCAAGATCTTGGTGATGATAGAGAGGTTTTAAAGTGAGAGGATTGCGTCGTTGCAGTAATTCAAAACTGTTGAGTATCCAGGGGATGGATCTCACACAAACTATCATTTTGAAATCGCCAAACAAGCTTGCGAGGAGACTGGTATCAGCTGTCCATCCTCTATTGGTATTGAAACAAACTTGGGGATGATCTTTATAAAAACTATGAAAAAGATCCACTAAAATTTGCGTGCGTCGATCCACACTCACTTGTGCATCCATGCCAGCATTGCTGTTGATGTCTCTGATGATGCTATGCACAAAACTGTGCAAAGGATCGCTTATTCCAGCAGAAAACTTGGGATTTTGTTTGAGTATGCTGCTGAGCAGTGTGCTACCCGCTCGGGGCAGCCCACTGATCAAGTGAAACTTTTTTTTTGAAGCTATTGTTTGCATACCAACATTCCCACATCGGGAAGATAGAGATAGTGTATGTCACAATTGAAGATTGTGATCAAGGCATCTACCAATGTTTCAACCAATGGTTGCCCAGCTAGATTGAAACTGGTGTTGAATAGCAACGGCACTTGTGTTTGTTCATGAAAAGCAGCCAATAGCTGATACAAGTGCGTGTTTTGTTCGCTGGTAACAGTTTGCACTCTGCAGGTGCCATCCACATGAGTAACTGCTGGAATCTTCTCTCTCTTGCTCTCCTGCACATTTACAGCATACATCATATAAGGGCTTTCAGCTAAGCTGCGCATTTCAAACCAGTCTTGGGCATGCTCAGCCATCACACTGGCAGCAAACGGGCGGAACCACTCGCGCTTCTTGACCTTGTTGACGATTTCCTTGCCGTTGGTCACACGAGGATCAAACAGGATGCTTCTGTTGCCCAATGCACGTGGACCACCTTCGCTGGCACCTTGAAACAAGGCAACAATGTTGCCTTCAGCCAACAGTTGGGCTACTTCTGTAGGTTGTGTGGCTCTCATGCTGAGTCCTTCAACAGAGGAGATAGTTGTTTCAATTTGGCTATAATCCGGCAGCACACTTAGGTATAAGTGTGTTACTGGGTTCACTGTTGCGTCTTGAGACAATACATGATATGCATGACGAGCTAGCCCAATAGCTGTTCCGCCGTCGTGTGCAATGGGATCAACATAAAATTCAACACCAGGGAAACGCTCTAGATACTTGTAGTTGGCCACACAGTTGAGTGCATAACCACCACTAAGCACAATTCGACTTTCCCCTGTGATGTCAATGGCACGCTCAATCAATGCCATCATCTGCTGTTCAGTTTCCTTCTGCACATGATAGGCTAGGTTCTTGTCTTGGTCCCGCACTAATTCAAAATTCTGGTGCCATTCACCGGGATTGGTGTATCTCCGCAAGTAAGGAAACCTGTTTTCGTCGATGTGAGCACCACTGGGATAACGAGGAATCAGCAGGTTCTTGTTGCCTTTGCCGTTGAGGAAAAAAGAGGGAATGTTGCTGTCTTCTTGCCCATAAGGTGCAAGTCCCATGGTCTTGCCTGCTTCGATAAAGCCAAAGCCCAGATAATCACTTACACTCTCGTAGGCCTTCACTATGGTAACGCTGTTGTCAAATTCCTGAATACCATTGTCGTAGTAGAGACTGGTTTCAACACCATCACTGTATCTTTTGTAGACAGCATTGAACTCATGTGGATAGCTGCAATGATAGATGCTTTCGGTTTCAAACCCACCTGTGAGCGGCAAGCCCTCACCCATGCTTTCTTGAACATAGCTGCCGGCACCATCTACCACAATGGCACACGCTGTTTCAAATCCACTACCATAGAAGGCACTTGCAGCATGACCCAAGTGATGCAAGTGTCCCATCAATGTCACTTGCACATTGGGACTGAACTTGCGAGCCAATGCGGCATAGGCGTTCTCGTTGGTCCATGGCAGCGTGGCCCAATTGTTGTGGGTACCGCCAATGATCAAATGATCAATCAAATGATTTGTGAGAACCCACAGCATGGCTCTAAATGGATTTCCGTCGTATTTCTGTCTGCTCCAACGTTCTTCTTCACTGTAGAAGATCAGTTTTCCGTCTTCCACTAGTGCCACACTGCCGTTGTGACCTGGATTGATGGCCATTATTTTCATCAGCGTGTTTTCCTTTCAATATCTGCAACAATCTTTTGATAGATGTCGTCTAGTTCTTTGGTTGAGAATTTCATTGTGCCTTCATTCAATCTATTGCTGAGATTTACATCAAGGCCAGCAATACGGATGGGACTGTATTTTCGGGCCGCAGGCTTTTCAATTATTTGAAAGTAATCGGGATAACTGGTGTTCTTGGGGAAGGTGCTGCCAATTATCACTGTACCTGGCGTACCAGTGGCTCGAGCAATATGCTGTCCCACACTGTCACAGCCAACAAAATAGTCAGCATTGGCTACCAAGGCACTCCAAACACGCAAATCAGCTGTGTATTTGCCACTCCAGTTGTCTTCTTTCAATTGAAAGTCTGGTTCGCCAAAGAAGATCATGTTGTATTTTTGATTGAGTCGGCGGCTGAGACTCAAGTAGTCGCTCTGGCTCAAGCTTCTGCTTTCTTCGTCTATAATGCGATCACGATCCAGTTTGGCACCGCGACCAAATGGCTGAAACACAACTGTTTTTTGTTTCTTGCTTACAGTTTTGAGATCAGAGATGGTGTTCTTGGCTACTAGTGTTTCTTGCTGATTAAATGCCAAGCGTGGTGGTTCTAGATCACTGTGATCGGTAGTGCTGTTGATTTCTCTATCAAATGCCTCAGCTAAGCTGATTTCTTGCCGGAAGTAAGCGGGGATACGATAGGGTTCTGGAGTGATGATTTGATCTGCATTCTTCACTACATTGTCAAAAACACCTTTTGTATCAAGATTGTATGTGCGATCTTGTAACTCTGGAATACCCCAGTAGAGAAAATCCCATGCGCCCACCAAAACTGCCCATTCGCTATTGGGGTTGAGTCGGCCGTATTTGATCAATGCAGGAATTGCAGTAATCACTCTACCAGCCCCGCCATCTATCCAAAATATTTTCTTTGTCATTTTAGTTCCTTGAAGCCTCTGACTAGTATAAGACAATATATCTGCAAGCTGCAAATTGGCTATTTCCGCCAAAACTCAAGATTCATTTGTCTATAGTAGTCACAAAGATATCTGCCCAACACCTCTTCCGGAGGAGGACTGGTGCGACGCATTTGGCGTCTCACGTCATGCAACCCCACTAAGCCGCCGTGACTGTGATCGTTTTCTGGCATTTCCTGCAAGTTACCTAAATCAACCATAATGGACTCTATGCCCATCCACTGGCAAAATTGATCCATTACCCATTGACTTTGGTTCACTATTTGATCATAGCTGACCACAAAGCTGTTGATGGCGGGATTGTTCCAACCCAATCTCAAACTGGTATAGGGATGCTGAATATACTTTTCCCAAAGAATTCTGCATCTGTTTTTGGTGTTGATGGGCAAACCCAAATCAATCAAGTCTTGATCTATGTAAGTGGTTCTCCCACTGTTGCGTTCAATCAACAGCACAAAGCTGGCCAAAATTTCTTCAATGGGCCGCACTGTTTTGATTATACGAGCAGGTTCACCTAGAGCATCATAGAGGATAGAGCCAAATCTGGGCCACCATCTGTTTTTGTCCACCACAATGGGTTGCTCCACGTGCCTGTAAGCTCCTTGTATGATTCCTCCCACAATGTTGGCCAACTGTTGAGGATAGGGGTTGACCAATGCCCCACTTAGATTGGGCCAACTGTCCACTGTTTGAACAACTAGATCAGCCACAGGACTAGTAGCTGTGCCCAAGATCTCAGGATGTTGATTGAGCATGCTGCTGAGCACCTGGCTGCCACTTCTAGGCAAGCCGCTCAGCATCACAAACTGTTTCACAATTGTCGGCCTCGTGTTGCCCCAAGTCCAGTGTACCACCGTAGGAAGTCCCCTTGATACTGCTTGTAGCCACCGTGCTTGCAAGTGATGGTAGTGTCTAGATAGATGGGAAATCCGCCCTCTTGCAGTTTCTCAAACATGCGGATGTCTTCGCTCATGAGCCCGCTGTTGGTAACAATCACATCACAAATCATTCGCCGCTGCTTCATGTCTTTGGGATCAATATAAGGCTGGCTGGTGTTCCACAAGTGAGTGATGGCCTTCCGACTCATCCGGGCAAATCCAGTGCCCAAGCCATCCACTTCCATCAATCCAGTTTGTGGATCTATCGGGCGTCTAGTCATTTGCCGCACCACATACTCTGGCTTATCGCCTTTCTTGGGATAGGTACCCCCCACCACATCAACTGGATGATCCAAGAGTTTCATGAACTGACTGGGTGTCCATTCGATGTCCTGATCAATCCACACAAGGTCATCTACTCCGCTTTCGTAAGCCAGTTGCAGTGTGTCATTTCTTGCTCGTTGAATAAGGGCATCAAAACTTACCCACAACGGAAACAGCTCTATGTTTCTCTTTTCTGCTGCCTTAGTTGTATAAAACAAACTGCTGGTGTAGCTGACCTCTACCTTGCCATCATAGCTGGGGGTGCCGATCATCACTCTGCGACGAGTTGATTGAGTAAAATTTTCCATTCTTGTATTCTAGTGTCCCAGCTATAGAGTTTGTCAAATAGCAGTGCTTGATTTTGCCACTGCGGATTGGTTGAATTGTAGCGGTTCAACTGTTTATCTAAAACGCTTGCAAAAGTGGCAGCCAATTCTAGCTTGTTTGAATTGTAGTCTACAAAACAGGCATTGTCGCCCAATGTTTCTTCAAGAGCGCCCAGTCTTGTGGTAACGATCTGGCAGCCAGCACTGGCAGCCTCTATGGCTGAGACGCAACTGGTTTCTGGGAAAGTGCTGGGATACACCCATAAGTGACTGCCTTGCAAGCTCTTTCTCACAGCTTGATTGAGTCCATAGCCAATATAGCGTATGCGAGGATGCTGCCTGCATCGATCAAACAATGGTTGATAACCTCTCATGGTGCTGTCACTGAAGCCTTTGCCATAGATGATGGTGCTGCTGTAGACTGTGAGTCGCCAGTTTTGATGCGATAGTTGATCCACAGCATCCAGCAACACATCAAGTCCTCTCCAAGGTGTGCTAGTGTAAATCATTTCCACTTGTTGAGAGGGGGGTTTGGGTTGCCAATGGAAAGAGTGTATGGCATTGCGTATCACCACTGTATTTTGTGGATCTATGCCAAAATGATTGATCCATTTTTGTCTCTGCCACTCACTTACAAATATCCAGCAAGAGACAGCTTGTTGAAATTGTGGATCAGCTGCGCCTTGACTTGCTTCTTGGTCAGTGTCAAGATGTTGCCAAACAATGTTCTTTTTGTTGGGATCTATTTGATGCAAGCTGCAATTGCTTACTATAAGATTCAAGGAGGACGGCCAACCTCCCAGTTTTTGAGAGAGATTGGCCATCATGAGCTCTGTGCCGCCGCGTGGGATCATAAGCCTAAAGCTTACACACCTTTGGCGGAGAGTGCAAGTTCAAGAGCTGCTACACGCTGATTGAGTTGATCATTGCTTTCTGCCAATTCTTGCACTGCTCGAATCAACACAGGGAACACGTTTGCCACTGTGGCTTCCAGTTTTTCTGGGTTGTCCTCCAGAACAAGATGCAACCAATCTCCTAACCCATATTTGTTGCTTACAGCCAACACTTCTTGTGCAATAAATCCAGCACTTTTGACACCAACTCTGCTGCCATCTCTTGTATTCCAGGTGAACTTAACCGGACGTAGGTCACGGATCAATTGTAGGCCCAAAGGAATGTCTTCAATGTCAGTTTTGTCTCTGGCATCAGAAAGTGCAGTAATGGTGGTTACTTGTGCTCGTAAAGTGGTAATACTGGAGTTGCCAAATGTAATGGTGTTGGCACTTGTAGCTGTTGCTCCTGCCGCACCGTTGCCTAGGAACACATTGTTGACACCAGTTGTGTTTGAACTCCCAGCAGTGTATCCAATGGCTGTATTGCAAGTGCCGAATGTATTCAAACACAGTGCACTCAAGCCAATAGCTATGTTGCA